ACCGCCCAAGCCGAATCCTCTACGCTAGTAGCCTCTGTGATCGCAGTGGTCTGCTGTACTAGCTCGGTAGCACTATCAATATTGAGTAAATCCGACAGATCCATAAGTCTCCTCTTTGTCTACTCCCACACACTTTGCGGCAAAGCCTTCTCCAAATGCGGCTCGATCTTCTACACTCATGCTCATTACTTCTGTTTGGCTAAAAGCTTTACGGAACTCGTCGATGACACAGGAGCAATGGGTTAAGGCCATTGACGCCGCAAACTGTGGAGGCATTTGCAATTGATATTGAGGCACGATGCTTTGCATACAGTTATAGACCCATTGTACTAAAAAATCTGTAGGGAAACTAGCGCTATTCTCACTAGCTGATTGTGCTGGAGAAACCGGAGGAACACAAGTAGCTAGCGTTAGAAGGCTAAAGGCTAAAACTAATTTTTTCATAAGCTACCATTTTTGTTTATCAGCCCAGTAAGCCGCAGACATTTTGCCCTTGGCAATGTTCTTAGCATGACGGGCTTTGAAGGACTTTCGTTTCGCTTTCATTCGTGCAGATTCACCAGCTTTGGGTTTACCTGCGGTTTTAGCACCCTGCTCACCAAATCGAATCACCCTTTCTTCGCCACCGGAACAGGCTTTGACTACATGCGATTTCTTTGGATGAGAAGGAGTCCGCTTTGGACTGTTGCACTTCATTGCTGATTTATTAACTCTTGCTGCCATCTTACTTCCTGCTGTTTTCCATTGTGGACTTGAGTTCAGAAATTGCTACTGTCATGTTCTTTAGCGTTTCATTAACAGACTGTAAAACTGAGAGTAACTGGGCGTTACTCGTAGCTTGCAAATCTCGAAGCGCCTTGTCTGCTTCCGTATCTTTGTTGATCCAAAGTTCTTCACGTTGTCGATGTGTATCCGTTAAATATTTTATGTACCAGAAGGAACATAACAGTGCTGCCATTGTGCCTCCTAACGAGGAGAGCATTTCGACAAAGGAGGCTTCTATTGGCATAGTTTTACTCGGCTGGGGTTAGCGGAAGACTGCAGCATAAATATATGTGTTACTTCCAGTAGTGAAACCAGAAGAATAATATATTTGTATACGAAATGATGTCGTAGTGTTGACAGTAAGTACGCTATCAACATTGTAACCAGTTGTGAACCAACATCCAGAAGTGCTTCCTGCGTCATCTCCACTCGCACCTACAATACAATAATTACTGTCTGGCATAGCAGTAAGAAAATTTACAGTGTTGTAACTGCTGTTATCTGTCACACTACTTACATTGAAAGACGCCCGAATTGTTGTATTTGAATCATTAAAATTGACCCACGCACGGCATAGTTGTCCTGCTACCAGACCTGGACTGAGTGCTTTTGTTGAATTGTAAAAAGAAACAGGATCACCACTAAGATCAGTCATCGAACTACTTAGCGCATCTCCATCTGGGTGGTAAAGTGTGATCGTAGTTCCACTAATTGCCGATACCGTTGTGCCTACCCGAATGCCTTCTCCGGTAACATAATCACCAACGCTAACGTCTGCTAAACTATATCCAGATACTGCGGTGACCGATGTCAGTTGATTGGCGTTGGTTGCCTTTGCGGTGGTCGCAGTTGTGTGAACGCCTTGGACTTGAGCAGTGGTTGCCATCACATCGGAGTGAAAGCTGATTTCATTTGCTGCTGTATCATGCGTGGCTAGAGTTTTGCCACCTACTTTCAGTGTTCCGCTCATTAGTTTTCCGGTGGTGTAGGCCAGTTAACGCCTGTTAGTTGTCCGTTCTCATCCAATGCAGGAGTTGAGTTTGCTGGCAGATCACGAAGTGCTTGGCAGTAGTCAAGCCATGCTTGGGATGGAGTTAGGTCACTGCGAAATCGCCAATCTGTAAGAGCAATACGCCTATCTCTTTCGACTCTTAACAATCTCATTGGTTCTGCTGCTTGGAGTTCTGCTAATTTTTGGGAAATAGCAGATTCATCTAACTCAATAAGTTTTTCATTTATATCAAAGGCCCCAAACGAATCATCTATCCTAACTACTTGTGAGTGTGTAGCATAAATTGCTTCGTGCCTCATTGTGCAATCTCGTATAATGTAATTGTTGAAATTCCGCCATTGTGTTCGCTGCCGCCATTGCCCAATTGAGTTCTATTCAAATAACCAATTCCGGGGCTATTGTTCTGCATCATGTGATATAATTTATATTCAATAACCCCTTCATAATTTGGTGAATCTAAAAAGTTCATTGTGCAGTTCATGTATGTATTTCCGTCCAAAACCCGTGTACCTGCAGTAGTTGCTTGCAAAGCACTACTATACCCTTCAGTAGACACTCCAATATCTGTTTCAGATATACCAGTGTGGTTTCTTGTGATTTTAGTTGCAAAGTTATGCGCCCCTGTTAATGAACTTAATGTAATTGTAAAATTAACTAAAACTTTGTTAGTGTTGTTATTGGTAGTAATAGATTTAACCATCCCCAAATGCACCCATGTCAAATACTGATTATTGTTTGTTGATGCTGCATCTGTTTTAGTAAAATGCTGAACTTGGATAATATGCCCAGCAGGAAACACAACACCACTATCCAACGTCAATGTACTCGGTGATTCTGTATGGGTTGCGAGGGTTACTCCTCCGACTTGTAGTGTTCCTGACATACTTTGTTCTAATTAGTTGGTATAAATTATTTGGGGTTAGCGGAATATGGAAACATTAATACATTCAAAATCGGTTTTAACATTAGTAGCACCTCTCACGGTTTCAATTCTAATATTAGAAGCAGATTCATTCACTCTTGAAACACTAATATCAGAAATAGAGTTTGTTGTTAATCGACCTCCGGAACCAACAAAACAATAATTTGCATCAGGCATAGCTGTCGTATATGTGATGGTGTAGTCGCCTGTTCCGTTGTAATAAACTGAGCTTACGTTGTAACTCGCACGGATTAGAACATTTTCTCCAACAGTAAGACTTCCACTATTTTCATCTAGTATTCCATTAAAATTCACCCATGCTTTGCACATGGACGGGGTAGTCGTATCATTCGCATCAACATTAATATTTTTAACAGTAACCGTCTGAGCATTCTCAGAGAATACCTCGACCCCATTCATTTGAAATGATGCGTTGCTCATACTACGTTTAGCGTTCCAGTTACATTAATTGTGCCTGTAAAATTTGCGACACCATGTGCTATCGTCAGGTATCCATAAACATTCGTTGTTCCTGCCAATTCTGTGTCTCCAAAGAAAGCTACATTCTGCCCTACTGGAACCGTCACATCGTCTGAGACTGTGCTGTAGTGTGATACCCGATCATGTGACACTAAAACTGCACTCCGACTGACTACGGTTACCACATCTCCATTTGCTAGCGCACTGGCAAAGGTTATTACTTTCGTAGCAGCATTGATGCTGGTGATGTCTGGAGAAGCACCTGTGGTCGTTAGTTTGACTCCATTCAGAAAAACATGAGTGTTTGTAGCATTTAACGGATAAGAGAACGTGACGGTGGTTGGTGTACCAGAAATCGGAAACTCTTCAATGTACTCACCTAGTTCTGTCTGTCTCTTTGTAATGTCTCTGCGTCCAGTGACAACGACAATGTCTCCATTAACTGCTGCATTGTTTAGCGTGATCGTTGCTGCATCAGAATCCAGTGTGTAGTCATCTTTACTGAGAAGAACACCATTTCGATAGACCTCAAGAAACTCAGAGTTTGTGTTGGTGACAAATCCAGAGGTATTGAACACCGTTTGATTGGCAGTAACCGCAAACTCTTCTCGGAATTCACTGGTGTTTAGTACTGGTTGGTTGCCGATGTAACTCATGCTGTTTGTCCTTCTGGTTCATCTGGAGGTAGAGGTTCGTTGCCTTCTGCTAGCCAAGCAAGATACTCTTGGTAGTCTGTGTTTGCTGGGTCTAGTGGTATTGAAGCATGATCTGAAATTCTTTCTATTCCAGCGAGTTCATTTTTAAATTTAATTTCTTTATACATTACAACTCTGCAGAAATAAGTATGTCTTTTCGACTTTGAAAAGCGCAAAATTGATCAACAGTATTCATCCCACTAAAACCTCCTTGATTAAATCTTACTATATTTGAATTAGTTGCATAAGTAATATTAAATGGAGTACTTGTGCCAATAGTACGGGTATTCACATGAAAAATACTAGTATCATAGGAGCCAGTAGAGGTGGAAAATGTGGGAGTTGCTCGCATTGGTGTAGGTAAGAAAAAATTAGTTTCAACATTAGTGGAACCTCCATTTACCGCAGGTAATAAAGTATAGGCAGGAGATATTTGAAAGTACCTCTGACACAACGCCAACTCTGTCCCATAGGGCCGATGCTCGAAGGGGGTTGCCACTGTGCCTTCTTCCAACATTACTTTATCTAGATTTGTGAGTGTCCCATCGAATCTTATCCACAAGTGTTTACTGTATTCTGTGCCTTCATTCACCGTAAATGTTCCACCATTGGAAACGCTTAGGAATCCAGAAGTGGCATCTGGGCCATTTCCAGCAGTTGTGTCTGTAGAAACTTTCCACGCAGCATTGATTCCAGAACCTTCCCAGCTAATTACATACGTTCCATTATTGACGTTTTTGTCTTCAATGCCTTGATATAAATAAGGGGTAGCGGTTGACCCATCGTAGTACCACCTGTCGTAAGTATACCCTGTTGACCCAGAGGATGGCGTTGTTATTGACGCAGCACCTCGTTGGTTAATTGGATTGCTTAGATTGCCATTGATAATCCGATTACGGAAACTCGGAAAGCTACTGGCGTAGGATGCTAATTCTGCTGCGGTGGTCATGATGCGTTGATGTCAATAGCTTTTAAATCTTCCACGGTTTCTGCGGTATCACAGAGCATCGTGATGTTCCGTAAGCGAACCTTTTCCGCTATAATCGCAGTGGTGTCTTCACCAGCTTCCTGCGCTCGCATATACGCTACGTCCTGCGCTTCTAACAAAGGCTTTCTTTGCTGTCGTAGAGATTCTTTTTTGATCTCTCTCGCCTTGTCAATATTGATCGTAATCACGCACCTACTCCATCGTATGAATTGGTGAAATCATAGTCCCACGCATTCCTAAATTCTCGGTCTGCTGGGAGTTCTGAACTGTCGATGATTTTGTATTTGACTCCGGTCGGTACATCTTTAGCACAGATCTCCTCTAGCGTTAGCCCACAGTTTGGAGCAGGTACTAAAACAGAGATCGTTTCGTCATTGGGGAAAATTGCTAGTTTCATTTGAATCCTTTGGGTTAGCGGAAGATCGTTACGTTCACAACATCCAAATCAAGCAGTGTTGGATTTAGTGATGGTGTCCCATAAATTACACTTAAAATCCTTATGCTGCTAGTTGAATAAGAGTTTGCGGCATTATTAAACGAACTGTTTCCCCTTGGACCAACAGATGAACCTCCTCGGACATTACTGGATTCCATGCTACCGCAGCAAACTACAGAATAATTCTCATCTGGCATCGGAGTCGCAAAATTGATGATATAGTCTCCTGTTCCGTTGAAATAAACTGAACTTACATTTCCAGCATCCCTGATGTAAACATTCTCACCAGTTGTAAGACTTCCATCAATATTTTCATTTTCATCTAAAGTCCCATTAAAATTTACCCAAGCCCTACAAGCATACACTGGTACAATTTCATTACTCGCATTGAGTACATCTTCCCCAGCGATACTCGCTATATTCCGTGCATTACTCATAATTCAGGCCACGTTACGTTGGTAAGTTGTCCGTTTTCGTCTAGTTGTGGGTCTGCAGTTTGGGGTAAATCTCTTAGGGCTTGTCGGTAGTCGATTTGTGCTTGGGTCATTGTTCTATCGCTTACTGCCATCCAATCGGATTGGTCTAATAAACTATTTCTTTGCATTCTTAACTGATCCATTGCAGGAATAGGTTCTTGTGCAGGATCTGGTTCGGGTACTGGAATCTCTGTAACTACCCATTGAGT